CGAATTTCGAATGGAAATGGGGGAAACCCCATGCGACCTGAAAAGGTTGCTAACTCTCGAATGAGACGTCTAGAAAATAGACGCCTAGCTAGAGAGGTCGGCGGGACTGTGTCTTTCGACGCTTTGCCGCCCCCCCCCGACGTTGATTCGTCGGGGATGCCCCCTGAGGCCGTAGAATCTACGGCCTCAGGGGAAGGCTCACTTTGGAGCCCTACCAAGGTAAGGAAGGGTGGTAGATACTACCAATCCGCAATGGGTCTCTCGAAAATCGAGATCCCTCCCTTGTTCTTGGAGCCAGTTGAACTTGTCGCTAATTCGCGCAAGCTCGTCTGGAATGGGACCTCGGTAGTCCGCAGAGGGACACTGACTGATATTCAGCCAGCTCCCGTTAGCGGCTTAACCAAGTACCCGCAACTCGCAGTTGACGCCGAAGACACGTTGCGTGCCTTCAGCGGTTTGGACGATAAGACCTCTGTCCGTAGGATCTACTTTCAGAGGCTCGCCCTGCTGCGATTTATGCGAGCAACTTGGGATGCCGCCTGCATGGGCTACCAAGTGGTGCGCCACCGCCTCTTAAGGCGGGGGAGACTCCTACTCCTGAATTCAGGAGATAGGAGGACCCTATCCCGGTTGAAGATTGAAATCATTCTTCACCCGGAAACAGCGGCTGCACGCCTGAAACAGGCGGCAGCTGACGCAAGAGGTTGGTACTTCGGCAAGAAACGGCCGAGGACCCACCTACTACGTCCGCTCACGCAACGCTGGATGGGGTTGGCCTACTCGTATATCGGTAGGTCACTTCCCGCTCCATTAGAATCTAATGGAGCTGGCATCATTGACCTGACTCGGCGTATTACGACGAGTCCGGTCCCTGAGGTGCCTGAGTGGCGGCCTTTTGTTAAGGAATTCCTTAGCAAAAACTTCGCCAAACTCAAGTCCCCGGCAAACCTCAGGACAGACCCCTCGGGCCACGCAGCTCTTGGATATCCAAGAGCCCGTGGGGGGCACTCCGTCGCCGTGCAAGATTTAGTAGCGATTGGCTACTTCTTGCTACAAGGCATCGATAAATTATCGAACGAAGGCTCCTTATCTGAACAGACTGATATCAGTAAGTTCAGGTTTTCCCGATTCGGATCGAAGTCAATTCGGTCCGGTGCCCTTTTTAAGGGTAGGGTCGCTGAACGACAGTTGGCCGGGAAGAAGGCCGGTGAGAAAGACTATAAAAATAGGCTTTCTCACGCTGTGGTTGATCACCAAGAAGCGCTGGAAACAGCGTGTTTCTGGGTGCTCGACCAAGTTGACCATATTCCCGTTATGCCTATCGAGGCTGGTGAAAAGGGTTTGAAAACCCGATTCCCCACAACCTCGTTGACGGCATGCAACTTAGTTCAACAAATCCTTCGTAAGTCCATTGACGCAATCTTGATTCAAGATTGTCGAATGGCCGAAGGTTTGGGCGCTCCAAAGGCCTCATCGTTCGTCTCCTGTGCTGATTTCTACAGCCAGGATATGAGCTTTGCGACCGACATGCATCCGTTCTGGCTTACCAGAGCGGTGTATGAGGAGCTGGCGGAGTTGGACACCCGCCTTCAAAAATACTTGCCATATTATGACAAGCTTTTTGGCCCTAGACGCTTGGTTCTAAATACCAAGCACCCCTCCTGTGACCTATCTGAAATCAGGTATGATCACTGGGGAAGTCCCGTTGGCATCGAGGCTCCGCTCCTGCATCCGTATATACAACATGCGGGTTCGGATTTCTCGTCTCTTCGTTTAACGATGAGGGGGAAAGTTCCCCTGCCACACGTCCGGAAGGCCATATCTTATATGGCTGCCTATCGCGAATGGCTACGCGCGATCTCCGGCCCTGGCGTTGGTCCTTTGACTCAACGTGGGGCCATGATGGGAGATCCCACATCATTCCCGGTCATGCCGCTCATGAGCGCTTTTGCTGCTCGAGCTGCACATCACAGTCGTTTCGACGGGATGTTGACCGGAGATGATGCCGCGTATTCCGGATTTGGGAGGCACAAAATTGCTCCCTATGAGGCTGCAATGCAGTCACTAGGGGGTGTCATCTCTGTCAAAAAGACGGAGTGGCACCGGAAGAAGGCTATCTTCTGCGAGGCCCCATATTATGAGGGTCGGAAGATTGGCTTTCAATTCCTAAGCAATTGGGTCGCCCCCCCGGGAGGATCGAAGGGTGAGGTTAACTGGATAACACAGTCCCTCACGGTGGTCCAGCAAAATAAGGATGCTGGCCGACCTTCGATCGCTGGCTTATGGGAGCATTCTCCCTTATGGCGAAGCCAGCAGGCAGCGTACCTTATGGGATTACCCATAGGTGCAGCCCCAGAGTTCGGAGGTGGAAACCACCCTCGATTCTCTAAAACGTCCACAAAGTGGCACGCGAGTTGGATGGGATATCTAACTCAAATGCCGCTTGCTGAGCTCATCAGTGGGAGTGGGCTCAGTGTGTTTCCATCCCCATACCAAGATGTTCGGCGCATTGCAGCCGACTTCGTGGTGAAGGAAGTATCCGACCAAAAAGACAATTCGTCTATTGTTCGGTTACAACTTCAGGAGATGGTTAGCCAGGGTCAGGACCTGGACGGATTCGAACCGCCAGAGCCTTATGATACCCAAGAGGCAATCACGGACGCGGGGATGCTCAATCGTACCTTCGATGAAGTGTGCGATGAAGCTGCCTCACCTCTTATCAAGAACGCCCTATATTATAGGACGCCTATTGAGCCTGGGCACGTGCCCTCGATTCGTCGAGCAGTGCGGAAGTTCCAATGTAAGGTCGTGAAATCACGGCCTTGGAACGGAACTTATGCCGAGGTGAGTAAAGAGGTGCGACGTAGGAAAGCAATCTACGTCACACGGGGTTACCGACTACCCAAATTCGCAGAACCTGCGTATGGGTTAGAACGGACAACGCCACTCCAACGTGCGAGATTATCGCACTGGGTGGAGGGGAGAGTTGCCTTTCGGTGATCTCGTATTGGAAGAGGACCTGCCATAAAGAGGA